TTATTACTTCATCTACTTCTACAGATACTTGAACGAAACAACCAGCGTTTGTACGCATATAAGGTGTTTCTACTCCATTATCTATAAATGTATGTATATTCCAAGTTGCATCTGGAAAGTTTTCTAATAATACTTTCACAGCCCAAGCCCAAGAAAGATATGTAAATTTACCCTTCTTCTCAGTATGTTCACTAACATCTATCTTACTTAACGTTTGAAATGCACTCATTTAAGTCCCCCCAATATTCATATAATTCATCAAAATTACTCATGATTTGTTTCCACTTATCTTTATTAAGACCAGCACTATGCCTAGCTTCAGGACTAAACATATTATATTGTCCATCTTGTCTTACCTCCAAAAAAGCTATCCATTCATCTTTAGTTACTTTATTCTTTTCTTCCACGATTTATTTCCTCCATCTTTATCTAAACTAATCTGTAAAAGTTTTAATCTTACTGGTATTACTGCAGACATATTACATACACTACAACATCTACCTGTCATTATTGGCTCAGCATTATGTCCGTATGGGTCGTCTAATACACCCTTGCACAAACAACAATGCGTTTCTTCTTTGCTCATTGTTTCTCCTAAATATTATACAATCCAGGACAATATTTACCTTGAAACTCACAATACTTACATTCCCAGTTATACACTGGAACATTCTGTTCACCTGGTGTTAGTGCTTCAGGTTTACCTGCAACACTATCAGAAGTTTCATTTAAATCTGTCCAATAATCAAACGCTTCCTCAAGATATAATTCACTAATCTTTTCTTCACGCATCATTGAATTGTCTTTATTATACCACATAATAGATAATCTTATATCAGTAATATCTTTCTCATTACCTAATCCTATCGCATATGTAGCTAATTGTAATTCGTAGTTTACACTTGGATTCTTATCTGGATTTCTACCAAACTTCATACGCCATTTCCAAGCACCTGCGGTTTTAATATCATATACATGTATCATCTCACCTTCTAGGTTTACTACACCGACATCTAAGTGTCCTACAACCATAAGTTCTGGTATCTCTATTCTATGTTCTGTTAATACCTGTACTTCATCTGGTTTATCTACACGTTCTTCAATGTCAAATTCTTTTAGTGCTTCTTCAAAATCAGCGTGTACTAATGTACCTAATCTTAGAAGTCTAGCACTCTTTTCATCCATAGGGTCAAGCTCTAAGTCTTGTCTTCTATGTAATTGCTTTCTATAACAACTACCTGCGCTACTAGCTGAAAACCATCCTTTATATTTCTCATATTTTTTACGATTTTCTACACTTTTACGTTGCAAGTATTCGTTATATATTTTTGGTATGTCTATCATGAATCCTCCTCGTAGAATATAACGATTTATCAGGTTATAGTCAATACCTTTTCAGGCTATAGAGGGCTGGCTATTACGGAACCATTTAACTATTCGTTACAAATAGCACCCACCTACGACCTAATTAACCAATCTTCTATACTCGTATAGTAATTGAAGATTATTCTGAGTGTCTTCTAACACGTATCTACCGAAAGACTTATTATTTTTGTGTTCTTTTCTAGTATCAATGTCAAAACCCTCTTCTCTTAATCTAAATATGATTGCACTTAATCTAGTGGCACTATACTTTTGAAATGCCTCCATAGATGTAATATTACCATATCGTTTTAGATGTCCGAGAATACGCAATGTTTGAGTTTTATCTCTTAACATATTGAAAATCCTCCTGATTGTTTTGCAAACTTAATAAAGTTGATGACATTATCTTTGTGAAACGGGTAACTACTAGCCCAATCTCTTTTAGCATAAATCTCATCATACTTTTTTTTGTATTTATCTGGATATATAGCTGGGTAAATATCAGGGTTATCTGTTTCTACTTCAACTATCTTCTTTAATTCTTGTAGTTCAGCTTCAACTTGTTTATTATTACGTTTAGCTTGTTCTAGATTATCCATATGTTCTTGAATCCACAATTTAGTTTCTTCTGTTTCAATAACATCTTCAAGTCTTTTAGCTATTGCTATTGCTTTGCTTTTAGTAATAACATGTCCATCATTGTAATTACCACAATCCATATCTTTGTCGTCAAGTAAATCCCAACAATGATTACAAACAAATGACCATAAAGGTCTCCACCACCATACATTATTTCTAAAGTATGCACCTGGATTTACATCTTCATATTTGTTCATTAAATTGAAATACTCATCGTTTACTTCTTTTTCTTCACGTTCTTGATAAGACATAGAAGAAAGTTCATCCCATCTTTCTTGATGCTTGAACTCATTTTTTACTGGATTTTCACCATATAAATCAAATCCCATGTTTAGCTCCTTCTTCTGATTATATCTATTAATTTATCAAATCTATCTGCAATACGACCAAGTAATGTTTCACGTCTGTACTTTGCATATGCTGATAATACTGCTCTACTTTTTCTATTATCCGTATCTTGAACTCTTAAATAATATTCTTGATAAGGTTTAGGTGTATTTTTCATATCTATTCCTCAAGGTTGAAAAGCCCATGGTTGAACTGGATACCATAGTCTTGCTTTATTTTTAATCGTCAAATCTTTATTTATATCTTGATGAAATATATAATAATCTTTCTTCAGAATAAACCTCGTATCAGTCTTGAACGGAATTACTTTGGTTTTTGGTATAAAGTAGTAAGGTCTATCATGCTTATCATTTTGTAAACTTAACCATGAAACCTTATGAAATTTACTATCTACTACTTTCCAAACTTGATAACGTGGTATAACATGTATGTTTTTGAAATTCTTTCTATACTTTTTAACTTCATCAGTCATTACTACATTATCATCCCACATAACATAAAACTTTTTAATTGCATCATCATAATAATCATTCTTAGTTATTTGATATACATGATGTTGACCAAACTTTGCAATATAGTATACTTTACCATTCTTGTCTTTTGCTCTTCTACACCAAGCAACAGAATGTAAATTCGTATCATAATCTTTACTACCATTTTGTTCAAACGGCGCCTGTAAATCTCTCATGTTCACCTACTTTCATTTATTAATTTTAAACTGGAATCCTGAGATTATGGATTACAACGATATAACTTTAAGTTCCCTTATTTGTTAAGAACTATATCCACTCAGCTTTTATTCACCGAGTATTATATCAAGCCCAATAGGTATCGCCTATCACTCTTACTTCTGAGTTATTTCTACCCCTACTCAATTATTATTAGGATGCCTCCCAATGAATAACATTTCGGAATACCTAGCGAACTTGGAAGTTCATCTAGACATCTTCTGTTTCAAAGATGCTCGAGGGCTCTATGCTCTCAGAAGTTTCAAGACTTGCTCCGATTGGTTCTGCCAATCACTCGTCTTTTTTTTCCAATTTAATGGACTCTTTTCATGCAAAAAGGTAGACTATCAATATGAAATGTGCGCTTGAAATAGCAATCAGGACTTCCTTTTGAGAAATCTATTGATTAGCACATCTCTATGTTCCTTATAGGAAAAGGTTTACATGGTCTTGGCTGTCTTATACTTACAATTTCGCATAAGTATCTATACACCGACTGAATATAACAACCAGGCTCCTACACCTTTATGTCATATCCTATGGATTATTCCTATTGCTATCACTAGCTCAATTGATGTTGATGCACCAATATAGACCCCAACTCAGCGCCTGTAGGACTTACCTTGTTGTTTTCTATGTATTCCAATTGCATACTCAAACACTATAAATAATGTCGCATTTGTTAGCTCTACGTAAGCCACCGAACACTTTATCCCTGTTTCCAGGTTTATCTAACGAGTATATGCACCCGATTCTTTTATGGTAGAATGGACCAAATCTTGTAATATAAGGAAGTAGGAGAAGTGAACTAACTAAGGTATATATAATGAAAATCGCATAGTCGCTCTACCTACTCCCTCATAATTTAGTTTTTGATAGTAAAGTGCTCACGAAGGACTCTATCAATTTCCTCCATGGTCATATCTGCATTAGCGCCACCATTAGCCACTAATAAAGATAATATAGTAAATACCTTATTATTACTAAGATACCCACTAGTTAATACATTACCAATTTCTTTTATCACTTCTTTGTTCATAGTTCACTCCATTTCATAGATTAATGTTTATTTCAGCCGTATTTCAGCCATATTGACCGCTTCAACCTTTCGGTAAGCTACGACATCGCAATGGCTGTTACAGAAGCTTTTTAAAGAGGATTTATGTTTATCCCCATGTTATCCACATAATGTGTATATATATGCGGGTGTTACCTCTCCTCCTATAATACGACTAATACTATCATATATACCACATATATGCATATATAATATATAATAATAGAATAATACTACTAGAAAAAAGGGTAGTTGATTATTGAAGTACTACCCAGACTTCAGTCCCGTTACTTTTCAGTAACGTTAACACCAGTAGACGCTAGTACGTTGGTTAACATACTAGAGACTGCGGAGTTATCAGACATCTCAAGCTGATTACCGAACTCGATAATACTGTTGAAAGTTCTAAGAACAACCCAATCTGGTACTGGTCGTTTTGACAATTGCATCTGACGTTGCAAAGAACCGATGTTTATCGCACAAAACTGTTGGAACAAGGCTAGCTTAGCCTCATCTGTAATAATCTTAGCCATAGATTACAACCTCCAAGTTGGTTAATATAAAACTCGAATATAACTAAAAAAGTATAATTCAAAAACCACCGAAGGGGGGTAGGGTGTGTGTATATAGGTCCATTTCAAAATGCTAACATTTTTCTTGGAAATAACATGGGTTATACATAAGTTATATTATGACGTATACAACTAAAGACTTAGAAAAGACTGGTTTAACTGGCGTAGCTAGACGAGAAGCTGAATTAGCTGAACAAAGAGAACAAGAGATGCTTGAAGAAGCTGTCTTAGAAATTTTAGCTGAAAAAGAACGAGCAGCTGCCGAGTTAAAGAAAAAGAAAGTACCAAAGAAAAAGAAATAGAACTAGTTATATAACTTAGTTATCTGTTTAGTAGCTACTAGGTAGCTTAAAAATAAGGTGTTTTCTAAAGTTTGTCAAGGAAAATCAATGGGAATAGCAATAAAATGGCTAGGCAAGTTGCCGTATAAAGAACAAGTTAAAATACTTGAGCATATACAAAAGCTTGTAAAGCTAGAAAAAATACTTATATCTGAAATAGAAGAAGAAGGCTATGTATTAAATGAAATAGATGACATGGATGCAGACGAGGGAACTAGTAGTGTACCTATAGAAATCAATGGAAAAAAATATTTTATACATAAACAAGTCTTACATCTTATTGAATCATTACATAAACAACTAGAAAAAAAGAATGCCTCAAAGTAAAGTAATCAAAGGTGTTCGTCATTATATATACGATACTAGAGAAGAATTTAGAGAAAAATATCCAGTGACCCCTCTTGTTAAAGATTGGAGAAAAGGGCGAGAGGGCGATTGGGTACTTAGCGATGATGGGCGCATAGTACAGTTATTAAAAGTTTCTAAAAATCTGCACCATCCGAAGGATAGCAAAAACTATTCTAGTAATAATGGTTATGTCAGAACTATTGTTGGTACATTTATTAGTAGTGCAAAGACATATATGGATACCGATTTTGCCAAACACCCTAACAGATACACATTTTCACAAAAAATAAAAAATACAAACAAAAGAGTTAAACAACGCACGAAGTGTACCAATAAAGAAAAAATTTTTGCCACTAGCGTGGCAGTCGGAAAGGATGCTGTAAGTGCTTACATGAAAGCGTTTACTGAAAAAAATCGTAATACTGCACGTAAAAAAGCAGTAATATTACTAAAACAGGAGCGAGTAATGAGTGAAATAGAAAAAACTTCTAAAGAAGTAGCTAAAGAACTAGGCATTGACCACGCATACATATTAGGTTCGTTAAAACAACTAGCTGATACTAGCGAAGACCAAAATATAGCATTACAATCTATTAAAGAGTTAGGTAAAGCTATAGGTACGTTAGGCAATCAAGTTAAAAAAGTAGAAACGGGTGTAGTAGGATTGTTTCAAGGGTTTAGTCCCGATGAAATAGAAGGTGCTCAACGCAAAATATTACCAGAAACAACACAGGAGGACTAATGATTTGTCCACATTGTAGTAGTATGCTCACTAAAAAAGAGGGCAAGAAACGAAATAAAGATACTGTAAAACAACAATTTAGTTGTAAGTCATGTGGTAAATGGTTTTCAATACCTATACCTAGCGATGTAAAAGAGTATGACAAATTAGAAATAGAACCAGGTAAAGTATTTGCTGTTGATAGCGATGAAAAACTTAGAGTGCACGGATTAACGGATGTACACGTAGGTGCTAACGAATTTGACATGAAAAAGTTCCAAGAAGCTATAAAAATTATTTACGAAGACCCAAATGCAAGATGGTTTGGTAATGGTGATATGATAGAACTTATACCGCCTAACTACAACATTAATCAACGTGGACAATCTATGACACCTGAACAACAATACTTAGCATTTTTAAAATTAGTACAACCAATTGCTGATAAATGTTTATTTATTCGTGGTGGTAATCATGACTATTTACGTAGTTTTAATATACTAGACTTTGATATTTGTAAAACATTAGCAAGTGAAATGGGTGTTCCTTACTATAGATTACCTGGATATGCACGTATTACTGTACAAGGTAAAGATTGGTATATGGTTAGTGGACATGGTAAAAGTGGTGCTAAAAATGGTGATACTGAGTTAGATAAAATGGCATCAGTGTATAGTGATGGCGATGTATTTTTCTTAGGACATAATCACCAACTATATTGTAAACCTATAGATTCTCTAACAATTGATGAAGAAGGTATGGAAACTTTAAAAAGAAAGTGGTATATTAGAGGAGGTTCATTTTTACGCTACGCAGATTATGCACGATATTCTTTTTATGGAATACAACGAACTGGGTGGATAACAATGGAATTTACTAAAGATAAAATAAACTGTTGGGAGAACTAAAATGGCGTATGGTTATAAAAGTCCAATGAAAAAGAAAAAGGTTAAAAAAAAGGTTAAGAAAAAAGGTATGAAAAAAGGAAAGAAGAAATGAAAGGTGTAAACCATTATAAAAAAGATGGAACTTTACATAAAGGCGGAACACATAAAATGCCCGATGGTAGTTTGCATTCTGGAGCTAGACATGGTAAAAATAGTGTGAAACTTTTTCATTATAAAGAACTAAGTAAAAAATCAAAAATAAAAGCTAAAACTTTTTGGAGAAAAAAATAATGCCAAAACATAAAATGAAAAAAAAGAAAATGGGTAAAAAATTGACTGCTGGTCAAAAAAAATTACCTAAAAAATTGCAACAAGCAATACTAAAAAAGAAAAGGAAAAAATAATGGCTAAAAATATACCTACAAATAAAGCGTTATATGCTAGAGTTAAAGCAGCAGCAAAAAGAAAGTTTAAGGTTTATCCTTCTGCTTATGCTAATGCTTGGCTAGTAAGAGAGTATAAAAAACGTGGTGGCGGGTATAGAAAAGGCAAATAATGGCAAACACTGGTTTAAAAAAGTGGTTTGCTGAAGAATGGGTAGACATTGGTGCTCCTAAGAAAAAAGGTAAATACCAAAAATGTGGGCGTAAATCTGCAAGTAAAAGTAAACGAGGATACCCAAAATGTGTACCAAAATCTAAAGCTAAATCTATGACTGCTGCTCAAAAACGTAGTGCGGTTAAAAGAAAAAGAGCTAGAAAACAAGGAGTAGGGGGAAAGCCAACGAATGTTGCAACATTTGTAAAGCGTAAGAAAAAGAAATGAGAGGACTAAAACCACAAGTAAAAAGACATACAAATGGTAAGAAAAAAACTAGACAAGGACAAAGTACAAGAACAAAGTACGGAACGAAAGCTAGTAAAAAATATTATAAAAAACGTTATAGAGGACAAGGATAATGGCTAAGAAAAAAGACTCTAGATTAACAAGAGCTGGTGTATCAGGTTATAATAAACCTAAACGCACTCCTAATCATCCCAAAAAATCTCATATTGTAGTAGCAAAAGTTGGAGATAAAATTAAAACAATACGTTTTGGACAACAAGGAGCTAAAACTGCTGGTAAACCAAAAGCAGGAGAATCAAGAAGAATTAAAATGAAACGTAAAAGTTTCAAAGCTAGACATAGAAAAAATATAGCCAAAGGAAAAATGTCAGCTGCATATTGGGCTAACAAAGTAAAGTGGTAAAAAATTATGCCGATACAAAGAAAAGGGGTAACTAAAGGTGATATGGTTCGTGCTATAAAAGGTATTGAACTACATCTGATGCAACTTCAACAACATATTGTAATGATAGATAATATTTTAGATAAATATATCATTATGAAAAAAGACAAAGATAAATTCAAAAAGTTTATGGAAGATGAACATAAACAAGAACAACGTAAGCAAAGTAGAAAAAGCACTAAAACTAGCAAGTAAAGACTTAATAGCTTTTGGTAAACTTTTTCTTCCTGATGATTTCATGAGGAGTGAAACACCTCCATTCCATTACGAAATGGCTGATGCTATTGATGATAATAGTGTAAAACAATTAGCTGTTATTTTACCTAGAGGACACGGAAAAACTGTGTTAACCAAATGTTCTATTATTAAAGATTTTTGTTTTTGTCCAAAAGATGATATGTTGTTTTATGCTTGGGTATCAGCAACACAAAAATTAAGTACTGGTAATATGGATTATATTAAATACCACTTTGAATACAATGAAAAAATAAAATACTACTTTGGTAGTTTGAAGGGAAAAAAATGGACAGAAGAAGATGTGGAGTTAGCAAATGGATGTAAACTTATTAGTAAATCGAATGTTGCGGGTATTAGAGGGGGTGCTAAATTACACAAAAGATACGACCTCATCATTCTTGACGACTTTGAACACGAAGCAAATACTATCACAGCTGAAGCACGGGCTAAGAATAGCAATCTCGTTACTGCTGTTGTTTATCCTGCTATTGAGCCTCATACTGGTCGTCTTCGGGTCAATGGCACTCCTGTGCACTATGATAGCTTTATCAATAACCTCATCATTAATTATGAACGTAGTAAAAAAAGCAAAGATGATTTTGCGTGGAGAGTAATTACTTATAAAGCGATTCAACCAGATGGAACATCATTATGGGATAGCTGGTTTCCTTTATCTAAACTAGAAGAAAAGAAAAAGTTTTATCAAGATAGTGGAACACCTAGTAAGTTTTTCCAAGAATATATGATGGAAGTACAATCTGAAGAAGATTCAGTTTGGGGTAGAAAACATATTAAATATTGGGAAGGATATTATGAGTTTGATGATGGAGAAAAACAAGGATACATAAATATAGATGGTGCAAAAACTCCTGTAAATACATTTATTGGATGTGACCCAGCAACAGATATTAATACAAAAAATGCAGACTTTAGTGTAATTATGGTCATAGCAGTTGATGCAAATAATAATCGTTATGTATTAGAATATGAAAGACATCGTAGTATTCCTACATTAGGAGCAAAAGATGTTGATGGAAACATTATAGATAAAAAAGGTGTAGTAGATTATATCATTGAAGCATACAAAAAATATAATTGTAAACAAGCTACAGTAGAAGATGTTGCTATGAATCGTAGTATTCTGCAAGCATTAAACGATGAAAGAAGAAGAATTAATCGTTATGATATAGCTGTAATACCTGAAAAACCAGGTGGACAACAAAAAAGAAACAGAATATATTCAGGTTTATCTGGTATTTTTTCTGTAGGTTCCTTATATTTAAGGGAAAATATGTTTGATTTGGTGAACGAAATAGTAACTTTCGGACCAAGAATGGCGCATGATGATACAATTGAAGCACTTTATTATGCAAATTTACACGCATTTCCGCCTAATTATGCAAACAATAGTACAGAAAAACCAAAATGGTATAAACCAAAACGTAAAGCAAAAAGCTGGATAGTGGCTTAGGAGAAAACAATGCAAGATAAAATGAATATGAATACACAATTTGGTCCATATGATAGTAAAGAGGAAGTAGAAGATTTACAAAGAAGATTAAACGAAGTAGGATTTAACGTAGATGTAGATGGTATGTATGGTAAAAAAACAAAAAGAGCAGAAAGAGAGTATGCTTTATATGTACAAAATAATATACCAGAAGAAAAAATGTTAATATATAATAATCCTGATTTAGTAAATATGGCTGAAAAGCCTTTTCATTTATTAATAGATGGTGATGCTAATTTATTTGATAAAGCTTTGAAAAATCCTATGTCTTTAACTGACGAAGAGTATGGTCGTGCTTTTCCTGATGCTAAAACTAATAGTCAAATATTAAGAGATTCAGATATATTTGAATTTTTAAAGAGACAATAATGCCTAAATTTGGTAAAAAATCACAAGAAAGATTGAACACTTGCGACCCAAGATTGATAGAACTATTTGAAAAAGTAGTTGAAGATTTTGATTGTTCAATACTACAAGGACATCGTGGAGAAAAAGAACAAAA